GCACCGCCATCAAACGGCCAGAGGTAATGAGCTAGGCATCGAGCCTCAATACCACTGAGGTCCACGCCAACCTGCTTGGTGCTTCCACCTCCCCCGAGGCGGCCAGGTCCAAACAGAGCTCGGCACTCCGGTCCCAGGACTGACCTGACAGCAGGAACCTGGGCCATGTTGGGGTTGACGTGGCTACAGCGGGCCGTAGCGCAGCCAACAGTAATCACACTGCCGTGAATCCTGTTGTCACGCTCGACGAGTTTCAACCAGGCATTAGCGCCCGTGCTGAGTTGACCCAAACGTTTTTGAAGCGTGAGGTGTGAAACAAAATCCTCAGCCCCAGGGATCTTTGACAGAACCGTTTCATCCACCTTGGGTTTCCCCTCTTTGGTGAACTCCTCTGGCTTCCACCCCAGATGGTTCTGCAGCAACCAAGCGATGTGATCACGGGAGTTTGGATTGAGGTCCACGAGGCGGCACATTGCTGCACCGGCTACATACCCTCTAGGTCCGTTATCTCGCTTGGGAGTAAAGAGCCCTCCGTCAACGAACGGGAACCGTTGTCTCAATCGTTCGCTGAGAATATTCAGTTGTCCATTGATCTCAGCTTCTAACTCCAACGCCCCTTGAACGTTAAAAGCAAAGCCAGATCGCTCCTGCAAGGAGATGAGACTCGCAAAGCGCATCTCAAGGTCAACGGCACAAGGGATGCTGTCGGCCTTCGGTTGCAACCGAGACCAAAGCTTAACATTTAGTTCAACATCACAGACACACCGTTCAGCTAGTTCTTTAGTGAGCTTGGTGAAATCTGCAAGGTCTGCGTGACGTTTGTTGTAACCAAGGCGAAACCCATAAGCCTCAAGGGAGTGCCGACCATAAAGCTGTATCGGCATACCCTCCCATTTCTTCTTGAAGTCAGTATCCAAGATGTTGGGATACAGCATCCGACACAGGATTAACGTGTCAATCAGCTTTCCCTTGGGCTTGAAGTTGGGATATACATTGAGTATCGCTGGAATGTCGTACTGAATAATGTTGTGGCCTACAAGGACCTCTGCGTTTTCAAGTATCTCTAGCCATTCCTTTGGGTCCTTAAGCAGCCGCGTCTGGTTCCCCGTGTGGATCGCACAGCAGTGAATCGTAGTCACATCCCGGGGCCGCAAGGCATTCGTCTCCACATCGAACGTTATCGTCGAGGCAGAACGTAAGTCGGCGGCTGTGGCAGTACTCGAAAAAGTCTGTGAGCCTTTCGTAGGGGAGCTGGTGGCAGGAGTCATTGGACTTGAAGAAGGACTGAAGATACCTCTTCGCCTTTTCGGTCACAGCAAGCACCGTAACCTTCAGCGGATTCATCTCCGAAATGTGAACGTCAAAAGTCGGTTTCAAAAGAATCATCAAACTCAGCGGATCGCTTAACACCGCCATCTTTAAGCTCCAACATTCTGCCGGTCTTTTCGTTGTATTTCACAGCTCCGGCAACACCACACCAACCAGTGAAGCGATTCTTAAGGACACGAACAGTCGTTCCGTTTGAGTCGCTTTCAGATTGCTGATCTCGTTCCAACCCAATGCAAATGTCACTGAGCTGACCGATGGCTGCAGACCCCCTGAGCTGACTGAGAGAGGTCTGTGCTCCGTTCTCATGGCCTTTGTCGCCTGTTGGACGGCGCAAGTGTGACACCAAAAGCATTCCGCACCCTGTTTCTTCAACAAAGCTTCGGAGTTTTGTCATCGTTTGATCGATGGCTCTTCGTTCGTCACCTTGGTCCAAACCTGAGACAAGAATCGATAGGTGATCGAAAATGATCCAGTTGCACCCGCAACCAGTAACCAAATGACGTATACGGTTAAGCAGAACGGTAGGGTCGAGAGAGCCAAAATGATCGTACAGATATAGCCGAGACGTTCCGAGAGTCCGATTAAAGGCTCCTTCGATTTGTTCATCAGTGAAGTGACCTCGATCAATGTGGATAGGGTAATTAAGATCCATACCGACGAAACGCCTAGCAGTACGTCGTATGTTCTCTTCCAAAGCGACGTAGCCCACTGTTTCGTTTTGTCGAGTGAGCAAGTCATACGCAATCTCGGAAACAAACGTACTTTTTCCAATCCCTGAGCCTGCCGTGATAGTACACAGCTCGCCTCGTCTCAAGCCGTGAAGGCGTTCGTTAAGCGATGGGTAGGGGTACTCAGCACTCTCAATCTTGGGGTCTTCTAGGACCATCTCGAGCAGTTTGACACCGCTCACAATCCCATCAGGCTCATACTCAGCAGCAGTCCAAACCATCTGCATGATGGCTTTACTGTCCCCTGCTACCAACGCCTCGTTGGCATCTTTGTACTTCTCGATCTTGCCGATCTTACCCACGCGAGGCGGAAGTAACTGGATCGCTTTCTTGACAGCTTTTTGACCGTGATCATCGTTGTCAAAACACAAGATGATCTCTTCAAACTTCAAAAGCCAATCGAGATTATTCCGAATGGATTTCTCCGCAGAATCAGCACCATTAGGTAACGAGACGCACGGCCAGCTCTTCCGTATCGCGGCGTAGCTGAGGCAATCGTATTCGCCTTCAAAGATAACCAGCAGCTTGCCACCGTTCCACTTTTCTTGACCGAGAAACGTATGGTCAGGATTGGAGCCGTGTTGGATAAAACTCTTGTTTGGTTTACGAATCTTGTAACCAGTGAGGCGACGGTCTTTGTCGTAGATGGGCCAGAAGTAAGCCTCACTGTCGCCATAGGTACCTTTGAAGTACCCAAAAAACTTGCAGTCAGTTTCAGAGATCCCTCGACTTGGAATGGCTTGGTAAGTTCCAATAATCGGGTCGATCTCATAGGACTCAGATTGAACAGGCTTGGTCATGGGAAAGGACGAGGATGGACTGAGGTGATATCCACAACTAGGGGTGAAGCAGTGCTGTCCCCCGTCGTCGTAGAGAGCAACGTTGTCGCGTGATCCGCATCGAGGGCAGCTCAATCTGCCAACAACGCGAGACATAAAAAGAACCTCCAGAGAACTGGTCCCTGGAGGCTCATGTCCTTTCCACCGCCAAGACTACACCAAAGTCCAGTCAGATGGCAGCGAAGGACCCTCACACCAGGGAACATTGTACTTGTCGCACCACCGGGCGTAGGTCATACTCCCAGTTTTGGTGAGCTTTTGATGCGGTTTCTGTAGGACCATTCGGATATCGACATCACCGTGCTGCTCTTTGAACAGCTTGATGAGCCTCCTGTCCTCCGCATCGAAATAGCCTTTGACCTCAAGAACAACACCGTTGCTCAAAACGAAGTCAGGGGTGTAACTCCTTGGGATCACAAGGTTGTACTTGTGTTGTTCATACTCCCAATACACCCCGTTCTTCGTGAGATCCGCAGCTACACGACTCTCGAAACCCGAACGAAACCCATCAGTTTGGCGTTTGCCGTACTTGTGGAATCGTTGGGCCACTTACTCAAAAGTCAGGATCTTCGCCAGACACAGTAGCAAGTTCTTTCAGGTTTGGCGTGGATTGCTTGAACCCACTTTGAACCTTGAAAGCTTTGGCAATATCAAAATCACCTTGGTCTACACCAGTAGCGGTTACTACCTTCAGCACCTGGATGCCTTTAGGACACAGCCTGAGGCCTCCCTTAGGGGCTTTACGAGGGATGAAGACTGGTTTAACAGCAACCAATACTTCAGTACCTTCACGCATTTTCAAATCACGGACAACAGGCTTTAACTCAGTGTCCACAACAGGCAGTGGAAACTCCTCATACGACAGCTTGGCGGTCATTTTGACAATCAGCGAACCGTCTTGATTGGCCTCAAAAGGAGCGTCGTAAAACGCTTTACGCCCCGTGGCATCTCTCCACCACGCACAGGCTTTGTCGTACTCCTCACTGAGCTCCTCAAGCAGCTCTTCAGCATCCTGCACGAGGACTTTCAAACGGAAATCACAAGGCTCCCCGTTGTAGGTAGGAGTGTCGTAGAAGTCAGGGATCCACCCAGTCAGTGTTCCTTGGACTTGCATCTCGATGACGCGAAAGGACTCACAGAAGGTACCTGCGGTGCTTACGTCCAATCAGATAGGTGTGACAGCTTTTAAAGTGACCATCTTTAAGAGCCGTTTTAAAGATCTCTAATTACTTTTAGATAACTCTTTTAAAGAACTCTTTTAAAAGGTCTTTTGTTGTCTCCCTTTAGAGATACTTAAAGACCTCTTTAATAAAAGTTTTTAAAGAGGTTTCTTTATCGTCACTTAAAGAGCCTATTCAAATGACTCCCAAAGTCCCAACTAACACTCCGATGAGTGATAGTGAACTTAATGATTTTATTGATTCATTTTGGGAAGAGCTAGATAAAGAGCTTGAAGAAGCTACTCAAGATGATCAAGAAGATCCTTCTGTTTGGGAGCAAAAGTGATGAGTAATCAAGTTGTTACGTTTGATTCTGAAAAGCTTCTTGAGGAATACAGATTTGCTCAAAGCGAATACAAGAAAGCTGTAGGTGATCAACTTCGTGATTATTGGGATGGATATTTGAGTGCTTTTGAAAAGTTTCTAGATGAAACAGATATTGATTACTTGTCTTTGTAAGTAATGACACAACAACTCTCACCCGCTGCTCAGGCAGTGTTTCACGCCTTCAACAGCAAGTTTGACTGGGTGGAAGACGGCGTGCCTGGCCCCCAGTTCAACTCCATTGCTGCCGCCCTTCGTGCTGCTGCGGATCAACTTGGCGAGAGCCCTGCTCCAGGTGCAGAGTTTGAGGACTTGTACCCACGCATTATTGAAGTACCCGATCTTCTCGCCATTGCTGACGAGCTTGAAACCCTATGACCACCACTTTCAACAAGCAAAAGCTGATGTCTGAGTGCCTCGTGGCGTATTGGGACAACGAGCGCTTTGGAAACTCTCTCATTGACGCCCCAGAGCGCCTACAAGCCGTGTTTGATGTTCTTTTGGGGTGTACCCACCAGTTTGGTGTTGAAGAGGTGTTAGAGGGTCTTAGAGAGGCCGCTGATAAAGTTGATGGTTAACCGTTAGACCAAGGAAAGTTGTTGGACTCATCATCCTCATAAAGAGACTCAAGTTCTCCGTCCTCATTCATAAAGAAACAGTGACCTTCCTTGATCTTTTGGTAATCGTTCTCCAACAGATCAGCAAATGCAGCGACTAACGATTGGCACATCCCTGCTTCTAGTACTGACTTATGCAGCACGGATTGTGCCTCAGCAACAGCAACAACTCGCTCTGGTTCGTCCATCCATACCAACTCTTGCTCCTCATCTTCCTCAGCATCCAGAAACTCAAGCGCGTGATTGGCTCGACCTTGTAGCACCTTCATACGAGCCATCAGAAGCGGTAGATACTGAGCAGCCACTTGCTTAAGCGGTGCGTAGAACTTCTCCTTGGCGTTAGCTGGGACTAGCATCGATCTCGTCAACGTGGACGCTTAAAGCAAATCTAAGAGCAAATCAAGGAGCTACATCTACGTGCCCCGTGGCGTGATAGTAGTTCCTTTTTGCTAATGAGTCTCGTTCTCAATAACCGAACAATACAAATGTACTAATCTTAGGTCGTACTCATAACGACTACGGGTTAGCTCTCACTACCTGCTATTGCGACTCATTCTCAATAACTAAATACAATTAAAAGGCCCCCAAAGATGGGAGCCTGTTAGGTATATTTATTGGGCTCTAAGCAGGCCTAGAACAGTGACAACAACAGGGATAAAGAATAGGACAAGGTTTAGAAAGAACTCACGCATTATCTTCGACTAGTAGAAATAGCTCACTACCTAGGTATGTCATAGCTGCATTTACGAGACCAGTAGCGAAGTCGTCAGGATCTTCTACTGTTTGACCTTCTAGAAGTTGCAATCTAGAAGTGTATCCGTACGCCTCGCAGAGTTGATCACACCAGTTAAGGATTGATTCTTCGTTCTCTCTATAAAAGCTAAGAAGTGAAGAGGTGTAGCACATATCAAGGTTGATAAAGTCAGAAGTTTGGTAGTTACAAAGATCTTCCTTTGCGTCGTTGTAGTTATCGACAAACCAGCTCACGCAATCATCGTCAGTATCCCAATCGTTCTTCTCTAGTAGATACTTCAAAGAGTCGTATTCGCATTGTTCAGACTCACGCTCACAAAGGTTCCTGTAGATATCCTTTGCGTTATCTGAGAGTGATTCCCAGCAAAGCAAAGGAGAAGGTGAGAAGTTAGAGAGGGCTTTACAGAGTTTTGAGTAGCCTTCTGAGAACATTCCTTGATGATGCTCACTCCAAAAAAGATAGTGAGCTTCCTTGATATCGAAGCGGTCAAAGGTTGCAGAAATCATCATCAGAATCCGTAGGGTTTGCTAGTTCTTCTTGTTCCTGTTCGTACAGGTCTTCCATATCTAGACACCACTGGTGGTAGTAATGGAAGGCAGAATCAGAGGATTGATTCATCATTAACAAGTGACAACAACAAGTAAATGAACTCAGCGTGATCTGGAAACGTTTCTAAGGTTTGATAACCAGCGTTGATTGCTAGATCTAGGAACGATTGATCAGGGGCGTAGTTCATAACTGATCCAAAGCAAAGAGACAAAGAGCGGAAACAATCAACACAAAAGAAACTAGAGGGTTTGTGATTGTTGCAGCAGCAACACAACAAACAACAGCAAGAAACAGCAGACTCATCCCACTACCCTCCAGCACACAACAGCAGAACCACGAGAGGCCGAAGCTATGTGAGAGAAAGCGGCAAAGCTTAAATCCAGGTCAGCGCCTGAATACGGGCCTCTGTCGTTAACTCTGACTGTTACTTGTTTAAGGTTTGATTGATTGGTCACCCTGATCTTTGTGCCTAAAGGCAAGGAAGGATGAGCAGCCGTCCACCTGTAGGCATCAAAGCGCTCTCCTGAGGCTGTTGTAGAGCCATGAAAGCC